GTATTAGGAATGTAGAACTCACCGTATGCAGTACCTGTTGCATCAGTTGTAATAGCATTAGTACCATTAACAATATCTGTTGCAGATAGGTCTGGGTGACGAACCGCATTTGCATTTGGCTCAGGATCTACTGGAGTGGTAGTATGACGAATGAAGTCAGCTTCCAAGATAGACTTGGTGAAGTCGCCGACCGCAATATCTTCGAAGAATGGATATACACGAGTGTTTGGCTTCAACCGAGTCGCTTTGAACTTAACTCGACGAGAACGAATGAATGGAACCATTCGAACATCAATCACACGCTCACCAAATGATGTTTGAATTGTATCAGGAGCAACTGAAGTACGAAGCCCTGTACGAGCCTGAGTAGCCTGTTGCGCAGTAATAACATCCTGGAACAATCGACGACCAGAACGCTGAGTTCCAGAAGTACCAATCGTAATCTCACGACCAGTCCACTGAGTTTCCCATTCGTTCCAAACCGTACCAAGAACACCAGATCCATCTGCAAGAGTGTTAACCACATCAAACAAACCTTCGTTATCAACCACTAGATCAGGACGTGTGTCTGTATCTTTCCACTCATCGTTAGATGGAGTAAGATCAATCTGACCGACCCACTGGAAGACATCATATGGGTTAACATTTTCAGCCTGCGATGCATACTGCTGTTCTACCAATAGTGACTCAGTGTAAGGAAGTGTAATCACATCCCCTGTTTGCTGATATCCACTTGATAGAGATGAATTCAAATCGAGTCGTACGTTACCTTCATAGAACTGAGGACGTGCCTCACCCTTCTCCGCATCAATAGATACATGGTAGTCTGGGTCAGAAGGATTACCAACATTGTGTCCATAGAATGGATCTACAATAAATCCGTTCTTGAATCGATCAACGTTGTTCGAATCTAGGATCTGTAAGTCGGCAGTTTCTTTCTCAAGTAATGAAAGAGAAGTGTAGTATTCAAGGTTCTTAATCCTGTTCTCTAGTCGACCAATATCACGCATTGTGTAACGCTTGTTATCGATAAACTGAGGAACAACATCAGCTGAGTCAAATGTGTATGCACCCAACGAGATGTTGTAGATAACCATACCTTCATCTGGATCAGATGGGATTGTAGGATTAGAAGAACTAACACCCTCAATCACTCGGAAGTTACCTTTAGGATCCATAAACACTTTATCGATCCGTGGCAAGAAGTAACGGAAGTCCATCAGCATGTTAGATGCAATCTTAGGAACTTCTACTACCGATGCACCTGATTGGTTAGCACCACCACCGTTAACATATGAAGTACCATCATCACGAACGCGTGGACGGAAGTCTAATACATCACGGAGCTGAACAACTTCACCACCAAGATTGTATGTAGGAATGTCAGCGTAATCTACCTGACCAGAATATGAATCAACTGAGAAGTAATCACCAGCACCATGAGTGAAGTAATCAAATACAACTAGCAGACGTCCTGTCGGGGCTGCAAATCCAGGCTTCAACCTAATGCGACCAATATCGTAGAAGTTATCACGCTGACCATTGTCTAGCTCATAACGCTCTGTAATCTCAAGATCAGAACTTGTTGCATTAACACCTGAGTCCTGTGAATCGTATACTGCTACCAGACGATAGATATCTGCCTTGAGTAGAGAGTCGAATCCGTTGACTGTTGTATTAGGTGATGTAATATCTAAGTTGAAATTAGCATTGAGTGTCTTCTGCTTCTCTTGTGTGATACGCTTAACAACCGTAGCGATCACTGTGATCCCTTCAGTTGTAAGTCCAGCACCTGTAAGATCAATATTCAGGTTGACGTTATTTGTACCTGAAATTGTCAAGCGTGATGCGCCAGCTGTACCATCAGTAAGCGACATATCATATACAACACCATTATCATCGATAACGATAAAGTCGACACCGCTATATGGTGATTGGAATGATTCATCTGCACCTGCTGTAATTGTAGCAAGACCAGAAGAAAGCGACCGTGTGTACACTCGACGTACTGTCATTGTAGTATCAATCGAATCGTCTGCAGCTCGAATTGTTTCTACAACACTGTATGGAAGACGATAGAGAAGGTTGTTCTCACTTGTCTTGAATAGTTGTGCAAACCCTCCACTAAGAACAGTCTCACCGAAGAAGTCTGCAGATGCTGCAACATAGCCCTCTGATTGAGCTCGCTTAACATCTGTTGCAAAGGTGTTTGGAGCAGTCACCTGAATGTCAAACAGATACAGCTTATACACTGCAGCGGCATTTCCTGGAGTACCACTATGAAGTTCGAATGCTCGAGCTCGAGCAGTACCTACAAGACTACCACCTGATGTAGCATCGTAGAGTTCGAGCTTTTCAAAATCACTTACTAGCGGAAGACCAACAATGTTGGTTACCAGAGTATAATTACCAAGCGTGAAAGGAATAACCGAGTTGACCACTTGCTCAGTTTCACGTGCTTTTTCAATATCAACAAATGTTGTGGAGAGTGTCTCAATCTCATAACCACGAACATATGCCTTACCAGGTTCAAAACCTACAGCAAGTTTGGATTCAACTCCACCCTCTGCTGCAGTATAGATCCCACGGTTGTTTCCACTCTTGAGGTGCTCACGAACATCAATGTTAAATGGACGAACTGTGTAGTTGCCAGACTCATCAAAAGTACGACGAGCAAATGTATCCTCAAGGACGGAGTAATCTGTTGCACGAATGTGCTTTGTAATACGACCAGACTCAATACGAATCAATTCAATGAAGTTATCATCATTCGTATCAGTAAGACCTTTAGAGTCTAGTGTTAGTGTAATCTTGTAACGGTGCGCACCAGGAGCTGCATAGTTAGGAGCTCCGTTAGCATTATCGTTTAGTGTTGCATCACCAGTTGAATCAATTGTTTCTTCTGAGATAGTCAGACCGACACGAGCTGAAGGTGATGTTGTATACTTACTAAGAACAAGCACCTGAGAAGTTACGTATGCGAATGTACCGTTGACATAATAGATTCCTGGTTGGATCAATGCAGCTGCACCAAATCCTACAGGAGTTTCAGATGCAGCTTGAATTGTAGCTAGGCGATTAGGAGAACCATCAGATGCAATTACTTCTTCAGCTGCAAATGTCTTTGTAACTTTATCTGTACCAGAATCAAGATACTTAACGAATAGAGTGATTGGATCACCAGTAAGTGTACGAGCAACCGTACCAACTACTTTAGCACGAACACCAGTTGTTTGACCAATCAGATTGGTTCCTAGGAATTCAGTACGGTATGTTTCAACATCAAGAGAGTTGTGGCTATCTTCAACTTTAACAAATCCATATTCCTGATCAACTGCTGTCGATCCTGGAATAATCATCGCACCGTCTTCGAATACATGGTTACCAAACTGAGTGATTTGGTTTTGTAGGGTAGACTGTAACTGTGTAAGCTCTCGAGCCTGAACTGCTACAGATGGACGAAACAGAATACGATAATATTTCTGCTGTGGAGTTAGTCCATCTGCTCCAGCCTGCTCAAAATCATCAAAGTAAGGATCATTATTGAAGTTGATAGCCATTGAGTTTTACCTTAAAATTCTAGAACAAGTTTAACATCTTCGATCTGGTCAGCAGCTCGAGTAACTGGAGAACGATTCTCAATGTAAAGAACGTCACCAGAGAACTTCTCTGCTTCAGGATCGACAAGAGTGTTTACTGTTGCTGATACACCACCAACCTCTACACTTTCACCAACCTGGAAAGTACCAAATCCAGAACCAGTTTCCTGGTGGAAACGAATTGTTCCTGTTGCTGTATCTACTGAGTCAATATATGCTTGAGCTCCAGAAGTCTGACCAACCATCAGATCATCAGGAGCGAAGTTGCCACCAGCCAATCCAGTGTATGTCAACTGATCAGTTGCAATTAGTGTTGTAGCTGTTGCTACATTTGTAGTACCATATTCATATGGATTAAGGACCATACCGAGCTGACGATAGTCGTTGTCAACTGGGAAGTCACCAGCACCTTCTGAACCATCCAGCTGGACGTTCAGCATAGTGAAGAAACCACCTAGCTCTGTAACAGGATCTGATCCATGTCCACCGACAGGAGAGATTACTGCTCGAGCAGTAGCTGCACTACCACCGCCACCACTAATAGTCACGACAGCTTGACTATAGTTGTTTCCGATAGTGTTCATTGTAATTTCAGTCACGACCCCAGCAACAACAGTAGCTGTAGCAGTAGCACCTGCTCCATCACCATCAATGGTAACTGTGGGTGCACTTGTGTAACCTGTACCACCAGCTGTGACACGAATACGATGAATCGCACCAACTTCCGAAGCAGTCTGAACATCCCACTGAAGGGATCCGTCATCAACTGTCAGAGTGTTAACTGGGATAAATGTATTTGTCAAGAACTTAGAAGCCTGTGTACCTGATAGCGTGTACATATACTTCCAAATGTATCCATCAGCTGCTTCTGGGTTAGCATATACGTTGGTGCCTGTTGGCTTAACAACGGATGCTCCAGAGCCGACCTTGAGACATTTGTACACGTTAAGGTCATCAGTAATAACATAGAACTGTTTAGTAGTCAGAGCAGAATCCTGATCATCATACTCAGCGTATGTGTTACCTGAAATCCAGTTGTAACGAGTAATGGCGTTTGTAACATCAGACTGAGCAATGCGCTTCAGCGCAACCATTTTTTGCTGAGCACCAAATTGGTCAGCAACTCGATCGACGGGCGTTGCCACATCTGTGTCTGAGTTGGGCCATGGTTGGCTTCGTCCGATAAAGAAATATACACTATCCGTGCCAACAGTATTGATAAAATTGTCGGCGTTACGGACGCGCATGTCTTGTGTAATGATAGCTGTCATTTTTACACTTTCACTCCGTAGTGCGGTTTACTAATATTATTTATATCTGTTCTATGGCGTGGTCGTGATATCAATCTGAGAAGCAGCAGAAATATTAGTCTTCGCTCCATTGACTGCATCATTCAACGTATACGTTGCATAGACAGAAATAGGTTCGTTGTTAACAAATTTGTATTGATCAATATGTAGCCAGGTAGGACCATTGGCATATATTGGTCGTGATACAATTTCAAAGTTAAGATCGATTTCAGATTCAATCGAAATTGGTACTCGTACAACAGGTCCAATAATAGGAATTGGTGCATCAAGTGCTGGTAGACGACCTGGCTGGACCAGAGGCATACCATCTTTGAGAGCACTAGAGAAAATAGTGATCTGTCCAAAGAAAGCAAAACCAGCAGGGTGCAATAGTTTCTTAACACTATCACGCCAGAAGTCAATCGTCTGACCTGTTTTAATTACATATGAGAATGATTGATAATATCTACTATCCTGAATAAACTTCTTAACAGATAGCTTCCCATCATCATTAGTCCAACGGTTGTTGTTAGCATCCCACTTACCATCGGAAGGCTTTAGAATATCTACTCGTGGGAAGAACAACTCAATCTCATCGTTAAACACTAGATTGAACAGTGCCTGGTAAGATGGAGTAGACCCCTTTGACAAGTAAATGTCAACAACGTTTTTGTATAACTTACGCTTATCAGCACGAATGTTTTCTGGAATCGATACAGCAATCTCTCGCTGTAGATATTCTAGGAATGCTTCTGATGTACGATCGAGATCTCTCTGATCATCGAGGTTGCCAAGAAGCGCACCAGGATTTCCAGGTTGCTGGAGCCATTCAAAGTATGCCTCCAAAAACTCTACAAGATCAGGACGCTCTACTCTAATATGCTCAGGAATAATCTGAGTAAGAGAATAATTCATTAATCGTGTCTCGGTACTGTCTGATATCCAATGCCAGCAACAACACCACCTGTTGCAATAGTATCAATCTGTGGCTCTACTGTTACTGCATCCATATCAATCTGCAAAAGCTGATTACGTTTAGGAGCAATATCATTTGAGTCTGGTGATGCAGTGATTGTAATGTAGCTTCCATCAAATGCTTCGGGGTTAAACGAATTCAGAATAAATTTACCTTCTTCTGGAACAATTCGTCCTGCATTGATAACTGAAACAATTTTCTGGTTAGCAACCATTCGGTAGATTCTCAGAAGATGTTCTGTTGTATCTGCTGTAGGATTGTAGTCCTCAATAAATTGTGTAAATCCATTCAGTGTAAATGCAGATGATGATACTACCGTTTCATTTGATCGTGTTGTATACAGCGGAGATGAAAACTCCAATTCATACTTAGAAGGTGT